ACGGAGTCGTACCTTTCTGCAAGATATATGACTCAACAATTCTTGCAACTAATCAAGGGAGTGTCCGTCGCGGAGCTGCCTCAGTTAATATCAACATTGAACATGATGACTTCAAGGAGTGGCTTGAGATCAGGGAACCTAAAGGAGATGTTAACAGACAATCGCTTAATCTACATCAGTGCGCAATTATTGGTGATAAGTTTATGCGAAAGCTTGAACAAGGAGATAGCGAAGCAAGATCTAAATGGAGTAAGCTGCTTAGAAAACGAAAAGCAACTGGAGAGCCGTATATTATGTTTAAAGGAAATGTTAACAAAGCAAATCCAGAAGCATATAAAGAAAACGGATTAAAAGTACATATGACTAACATATGTTCAGAAATAACATTACACACAGATGAAAACCACAGCTTTGTTTGCTGTTTATCATCATTAAATTTAGCAAAATATGAAGAATGGAAAGACACTAACCTTATATACGACGCTACTTGGTTTCTTGATGGGGTCATGGAGGAATTTATTCAAAGAGCAAAAGGACTTAGAGGTTTTGAAAATGCCATTCGTTCTGCTCAAAAAGGACGAGCACTCGGGTTGGGTGTACTTGGATGGCACACGTATCTCCAAGAAAAGGGTATTCCTTTTGAAGGTCTACTTGCTCAGTTTGAGACTAGGAAAATATTTTCGCAAATTAAGATCGAAAGTGAAAGAGCCTCGAGAGATCTTGCGGAAATTTACGGAGAGCCTTTATGGTGTGTTGGCACCGGTATGCGTAATACTCATTTGCGTGCTATTGCTCCTACCGTTTCTAATAGCAAGCTTAGCGGCAATGTGTCTCCTGGTATTGAGCCGTGGGCTGCGAATGTTTTTACAGAGCAAAGTGCAAAGGGGACTTTCATTAGGAAAAACCCGACGTTAGTTAAACTATTAAAGAAACATAAACTAAATACAAATGAAACATGGAATAAAATATTGGCTGACGGAGGTAGCGTACAAGATATCGATGCTTTGGATGATATTACTATGGGTCATAGCATTCCTGTTAAGGAGGTGTTTAGAACTTTTAAGGAAATTAACCAACTGGAATTAGTTAATCAAGCTGGTATAAGACAGCAATATATAGATCAGTCAGTTAGTTTAAATTTAGCTTTTCCGTCTGAAGCTACGCCTAAATGGTTGAACAAAGTTCATTATGAAGCTTGGAAGAAAGGTGTTAAAACCGTATATTACACTAGAACAGAATCTGTTTTACGTGGAGATATAGCTGATCAAGCAATGAGTGAAGATTGTTTAGCTTGTGATGGGTAAATAACAAAAGGGGCCTCGTTGTGAGACCCCTTTTTTTTACAGGAATTGCAGGTATGGTACGCCTGATAATCTTTACTCCTATTTATTTCTTATGTTTTTAGCCTTTTTTTTCTTTGGTTAGATTGTCTTTTTTGTTTTGTTTTTAAATCTTTTACTTCTTGTTTTTGAGATTTTTTTATGTCTTTTTTATGTGGATCCTTATCTAAACCAAAATTTTTTCTACTTTGTTTTCTTTTTTCGTTAGAAAGTTTTTGTTCTGTTTTTAGTTTTCTTTTTTCTATACGATCTTGTTTCTTTTCATATTTTTCTTTTCCCGTATCAAAAGCTTTATCTTCCGCTTTATATTCTTTTTGTTTTAATTTTTCTTTTTTATCAGTAAGTCTTTGTTCTTTTTTACTAATATCTCTTCTATATAACGGGCTTTTTGCCATAAATGGGCTTGAAAATTTATTCATAATGTTTATTTTTTTACTCCTATTTATTTCTTTTTATATTGGATGCTCTATTGCCCATCCCAACTCTTTTCTTTTCAGCTATGGCTTTTTTCTTTTCAGCTGAAGACATTTCACTCCAAGTCTTAACAGTTTTATTGTTAATTCTTTTACTAGGTCTACACTTTTTAGTGTTTTTATTTTTAGTAGATCCACAAGGGTTACCTTTTTCGTCAGTCCATTTTTCTTTAAACCAACGTTTAAGGCTTGCACCTTCTTTTGTTTTTCTAACAAACAACGGTGACTGTCTCATTATTTTTTACCTTTATTTTTTCTACACTTAGCTATTGCTCCACTTGCATACGCTGAAGGAAATACTTTGTATTGCTTCTTTACCTTATGGTAGCATGCGTCTTTTAATTGAAATGGTGATCCTTTTGTTAATTTCATAATTTTATTATTAATAAGTCCATAATACGTTTTGTGCTTTGTCTTTGTCTATATCAGCGTGAATAAAAGTCTTAGCAATACCAATTCTTTTAAATCCAACTTCTTTCAATATACCTGCTAATAAAAATCTGTCAGTAGAATTATTACATGCAATATCAACCGCTAAACCTTTTGTGTGTGATGAAGCAGGTGTCCCACCAACTTTAGCATTGTGCCTTACAGTTCTGTAACCTGAATTAATAACAATAGATTTTCCGTATTTTTTTCTAACAACATCAAGCATGCTAAGCAACTCTTCGTTCATTAACTGGCCACTACCTTGAACATCTGGTGAATCAAACTCTTCGTATGTAAAGTATTTTAATTTCATTTATATTTTGATTTTGTATACTTTGATTTTGTATACTTTGATTTTTTACTTTTAGCACGACCTTTTTTAGGTATATTTAAATCATATGTAGACCACCCTAATATTAATCCTATCCTTTGAATTTCTTCAAGTTCACTGTTAGTAGCTAATACTATATTATTTATTTTTTTAAGAGCTCTGTCAAGAGGAATGTTTGTAAGCGCTGATGTATACTGAGCAGTTGCCATTAAAGCAGGGCTGTCTATATCTAAAAACTTTTCTTTTGCTTCTTCTCTACTGCCTGGAAATGTAAACTTTCGCCCAGCACTTTTCATTTGTATATATTTATATCTTATAGGTGGTGAAAACCCTAACGCAGCATCTGCAACCCTGTCGTAATCTTGAACAGTTTTACCTTGCTGTTTGTATATTTCAAGACCCATATCCTTAAGTGTACTCAAGACATTACCTCTAACACCGGTACCTCTTAAGTATGAACTTATCATACCATTAGCTACATCTATATATTTAGATTGTCTTTTTTCTTTTGCTTTCCTTTCAGCGGCAGTACGTGGTTCTTCGTCGTCATCTCCCATTGCTTCAGCGAATAAAGCTTTTTGCATACCGTTAAAAACTAAATTTGTTAAGAATGAATAGTAAGCTATTTTAGATATATGGCTTTTAGCATCTCCTCTACCATCTTTAAGATCTAATGTAGCTTTTTTAATTATTCTAGAGTACTGACTAGGAGTGTTTGCGAAAGATAATATAAGTCTACCTAAGTCACTAGCTTGCTGTTGACTAATTTTATCTGGTCTGCTTGATTGTTGTGACTCTTCAGCTGTTTCTTTGAAATCTAAAAATGCTTTCTCTTTTGCTTCTTTTTCAGTATAAACCTTTTCGCCTTCAGCATTAGTTTCTTTCAAATAGGTTTTATATCTATTCCTAAAGAAAGTAGATCCACCTGCGGCAATAGCAAAACTATCTGCTATCTGCGTTGGCGTAAATCCTACTTTTAGTATCTTAGAAATTACACCACTAACACCGCCTTGCTTAGCTATGTCTGCAATTTCAGATTCAGTAACGTTAAACTCAAGACCTCCTCTCCTGTTTTTAAGATATTCGGAATTAAATAACATTTTAAAGTCTTTCCAATATTGAGGTTGATTTGCAAACGCTATACCCGCTTTAAATATATTATTATCTGACATGTTAACAAAGTTAGTAGCTGACATTAACTGAAGCACTGCTGATCTTTGGTTAAAGAACATAATAGCTCCAGTGGAATTATTAATCCAATCAGTAACTCTACCACTTAGTTTATCTTTAGGAACATCTCTATTTTTACCAGTTTTCATTCTTTTCAGCATATTCTCCATAGCCTTTCTGTAATTTGTACCAAAAGCTCCCTCTAACTTATTCATATTTTCTTTAGAAAATATTGCATCTACATTAGCTTGCCACTCTTCTAAATGCTTTGCTCTACCTTCAGTGTTTACACCTGCTAGAAAGTCTGTAGCAATATTACCGCCAACCCATTGATTTTCCGGAGCTGTATATGGTCTACCTCTATTTATTGTTCTAATTTTGTTTGCAAAATCTACAAGCATAGGATCTTTAGCAACTTCAGCCACCGCTGCATCTACTTCAGCTTTATCTATATTAGGTATTTCCATACCCTGCTTTTTCCATATGTACATTCTAACAGCATCTTCACCTGTGTAGACTTGATCACCTATAGTAGCCTTTAGCTTTTTAGTTAAAGGTGATACACCTTTCCAATCTGTTCCTCCAATGCTTTCTACAATTTCTTTTTTAACTTGCTTGAAGTCTCGCATCAAAGCGTTTCTTTCATTAGTAATAGCCTCATCACCTCTAGCAAAAGGATCAATTAAATTTTTCTTGTACCAAGCCATTTGAGCATCTCCTGTTTTTCCTTTACCTAAAGTCTTATAAAGTAATCCTACAAAGTCTTCAGCAGACGGTGGTATTATGTCTAGTCTACCTTTACCTTTACCAGATTTGATACCTCTACTTTTGCTATACACATCATCAGCTTTTATACCAGTCTTACCTTCTATTATTTTATTAAAGGTTTTACTAAGGCTGCTAGAATTTAAATCTTTTGAAGAAAACGCAGCTTGACTAACATCAATCTTATCCATTTCAATTAAAGCACCTATATTTGTTTTAATATTTTTAATGTTGATTCCTCTATTTTTTAATAAATTTAAATTTGTTTTATTAGGTAAAGTAGCTTCTTTGATAAATTTTTCAACTATATAATCGCCTAACAATTTTTTAGAGGGAGCATGATAAAAATTATTTAGTTTATTAGCTATCTCCGGAGCAGTAAATACTAAAGCATCAGGCCCAATAAGTTTTAAATAAGATTTCATTTCTGGAGAAAAAACACTACCCAAAGCTCTGTCAGCTGCTGTTCTAGAAGTATTGTCCACAAGAGCGCTTTCATACCCTGTGTTTATTCTTTTTAATTCGCTATCAATATCTATATTTTCCTTTTTTAGTAGATTTATTAAGTCTGATTTATATTTCACCGATTCTTTTAAATGCTCATTAGAAAAACCACCTTTTGGATTTAATTCAAATATAGTAAACGGAGACGCAAGTCTAAATCCAAATCTTTTATTTTGAGCTATCATAGGCGATAACCTTTCTACAGCTTTTATCCTTTCAGAAAGATTACCTTCATACTTAGTGTTTAAACTTTTATATAAACTTTTTATAATAGCGTTGTGATAAACAGTATTTAGTTCATTTGAGTCTTTTAAGCTTTCCTCGTATATATTATCTATTCCCTTCATTTTTTCAGAATTAGATAATTCATTATTTTTAATAATTAGCTTAGCTTGTCCCACTCCTGTTTTATTAGAACCTCCAGAAATTTCTGCAAAAAACTTTTGTTTATTCTTTTTTATTAAGTTAAAAACAGGTTTCCATATAGAATTATCAGCCTTGCTTCCTAAAATGTTATCAAAATCTTTTATAAATTGCTGTGTAGATTTCCCCATACCTCCATCATATCCAAAAGTCTCAGCAATAATATAACCTCTTTCGCCTGAAAATGTTTTTTGCAATTCTAAAACTTCTCTAGGTATTAATTCTAATGTTGATTTAGCTTCGTCTCTAAACTCTTTATGTAACTTATTATTGTGTCCTAATTTTTCGTTATACCTTATATTAATATCTGTTTCAGATTTTAAAAATCCTTGTCCAATAGCTTGTTTAACATTTTCAGCTATTAATTCTCTAGCTTTAGTTGTATTAATAAAAGATTCTGTAGCCTTTTCTTTAATGAGTATTGTAATATCTTTATCTAATTCACCTCTGTTATACTGGTTAATTAAAGTTCTAAATTCATTTTCATTTTTAATAGCTAACCTAGGTATTTTTTTAACTCTATTAAATAGATCTACGGAAGAAAAAGATTTAGACATTTCGCCTGAGGGTAACCTGTCTAGTTCAACGGAAATTTTTGATATAAAGTTTTCACCTACTTCATTACCTAATTCGGTTTGTCTTTCTTGTACGATTTTTTTAAACGTATCAGATTCTAATTTTTCCATTATAGCATCTTTACCTATTTCCATAGATATAGTTTCTATAAGAGATCTTCTTTTACCATCTAATCTTTCAGTACCTGTGCCATCTCCTCCAAAATATTTTTTCCATTCCGCAGGTGTTATATTTTTTTTCTTAAATACAGGATTACCTTGATCAGAAGACTCTCTAACTTGTTTACCTGTTTTAGGATCTATTAATGGTTCTGAAAATATATTAAATCTTTTATTTATACTAGACTGACTTATATAATTTTTGTATAATTTAAACGTATTGTCTAAAAACATGTTATACTCAGGTGTCGGCACTTTACCTCCTCCTTTAAGTTTACCAGCTACTTTTTCTATTTCGTTGAATAAACTTACTTTAAAAGCTTCTTGTTGGAATTGATTAAAGTTTTTAAGTTTACTAGGCTTACCTTCAGCAGCTAAACCTTTACTAGTTAAGTAATCATTTATATCTTTAAAACCTCTAGCTTTAATGTTAAAAGTTTCGCCTCCTATGTTTACATCTGCAGTATTTCTAAACAAGGCATAAGTAACTTCTTCTCCTGACTTAAGTTTAACTTTACCTAAAGTTCTAGCACCTAGCTTAGGAAATTTTTGCAATAATGTTTTTTCAGCTATATCGGTTGCTTTTTTATTTATATCTTCAGGTAATCTAGATACCGCTATAGCGGTTTTTCTTGAAACTCTATCATTTTTAGCTAGGTCTAAAAAAGCTGTGCTACCTTCTCCGCTGTCGGATTTTTTTATTATTTGTTCTTGTTTGTTTTCTTCCAATCCACCAAACCTAACTGCTCCAAATTCTTGTGCATATTCAGGTTTTTGCATAATACCTAATATACGTTTGTCTACGTCACCGGTGATCATTGATGTTAAGGTAGCTTCCGGTTTAGTTCCTTTAGCCATTGCTTCAAGTTTATCTAATCTAGATGCTCCTTCTTGGCTTCTTATTTCACGTATACCGTTTTCTTTAGCAAAATCTTGAATTTCTTGTTTGCTTGGATTGTTTTCTTTAATATATTTAATAACTTTCTGACCGTCAGAGTAACTTCTTACTATTCCAGGAACACCGTTTTTGTCCATAATTACAGCGTCCGCAAGTAACTCAGGTACATCACTGGCTACTTGTAGATTATTTTTATCTATATATCTTCTTATTTTTTTTAAGACAATAGGTCTATATTCAAAACCAATCATTACACCAGTTGTTTCTATGTTTTGATTGTTTTCAATACCTTCTTTATAAGCTTTATTTACCTTGCTAAATATATCTTTATTATCACTTTCTAGTTCTTTAGAAGAAAAATCTTTAAGTCTTTCTGCTTCGGTTTTAATTTCAATACCTGTTTCTAAATCTATCAATTTTTTACCATCAATTTCTACATTAGAAAATCTTTCAAATTGTTTAGAAATATTTTTACCACCTTTTTCTATATTACCAAGATCATATAAAAATTCTAAAAGATCGCTTGCTCTGTTTATATTTTTTTCACCAAGCTCTAAAGGTTTTTTAGAAGATAGATCAATACCAAATTTACCTGCAGTTTCTTTAACTGTTCTGTTTATTCCAGTTAATAAACCTTTACTTAAAAGTAAATCTTTAAATTTAGGATTTTGTAAAAATTCTGCAATATTCATTACATACTCTTCAGGTCTTTGTTTTTTATCTGAATACTTTTCATTAATAATTTCTTGAAAAGTCATATCTCCCAACTCGCCAAATCGTTCTCCTTCTAAAGCTTTATTTACTGTTGTTTCAATGCTTTCTTTAAATTTCTTTGCAGCGCTTTCATTGTTTTTAAAAGCTAAATCCATTAAAGCATGCCCCACTTCTTGAGTAAAAACACCTGGCTTATATTTTGATAAATCAACTTGGAATTCGTTTGATTCAGGAAAATATCGAGCCTTATCACCATCTAGAGCATTAGGTTCTTTTTCGTTTCTTATTATTTTTAATACAGGTGTTTTACCTTTAGATTGAAAAACGCCTGATTTTTTTATATTATTAAAAGATTTTTTAATGCCAGCTTTGGTCATTTCAATCTTTGACTCAGCAACAATAATTTCTTTTTCTAAAATTCTTTTTTCTCTATTTGAAATATTACCTTCATTAATTTTAGATCTAGCATTATTTATTTCTTCAGTTAATTTACCTACATCTTTTTTATAAAACGAATTATCAGCTCTTAATAAACTACTTTCTAATTCTAAAGCGTAGTTTTCCTTTTGAGTTCTTTCTTTACCTTTTAATTTAAATTCACCATCCGCGTTTGTTTCATCTAATAATCTAACAGCGTCTGAAAAGTTTGCTCTTTTTTTAGCAACACTCATAAAATCTATTGATCTTAATTTTGTAGCACCCGGAGCAGCAAACATAGAAAGGTCTATAATTAACTTTTCAAAACCTTTACTGTGATCTTCCATTGTACCTGCATCACCGCTTTTCTTTCTTTTTTCTATTTCTTCTTCAGATAGTAAAGCTCCTGTTATCTTATCATAATAAACGTTACCGTAGGTTTCGTGCATGAATTTTTTCCAATCCACATTACTTGTTAAAGATTTATACGCTTCTTCTGTAATTAAAGCTGCATTACTACCAACCATACCCCCAACACCTGGAGCAATCATTTTTTGAAAAACCGGCTCAAGAACTTGAGATTTTCCACTGAATTTAAACTTGCTTAATAGTTTATTTGCTAATTGACCACCTGCAAAAAAACCAACACCACCACCTGTTTGTGACTCGCCGCCTGTTACCGCTTTAAATTTAGCTTCTTCTAAAAGAGCATGATAAATAAAACTTTGAGTTTGTTGCTGCCTAGTAGGGGTAAAGTTTTTAGTACGCTTAAGCCACTTAGCCATTTTAGCTCCAAATTTAGTAGCAGATAAAGTACCCCCTGTAACAGCATTTAACGCTGCAAACTTAACAATTTCAGGAACAAATCCCCCTAAGCCCTCTGCTACTTGAGTAGATAACGATCTTCTGTAATTCTCCCGTTGGGATTTAGACATATCTATACCGTAATCTGTTTGTAGCTCCTCTAACGCATCCAACTCCATTCTTCGAGTTGTACCTATACTTTTAGTTAGATCTTCCCCTATAACAGCTGTACTTAATGCTCCTGCAAATTCACCTATTTTATCCCCAACTTTTCCTATACCCGAGCTTTTCATACTAGCTGGATCTATATTTAATATGAATGCATTTGTTAGAGCTTCTTTGTTTATATTTAATCTTATATTATCTTTATATAAATCATCAAGCATATCTTTCATACCGCCTTGTCCAAGAGTTGTCTCTTTTGATCCCAAAGTGGTTGCTTTACTTAATTCTTTGTCTATGTCTGTTATATTTCTTAAAGGTAATAAATCTTGAAATTTTACCTCATAAACACCGTCTTCATTAGGTTTATATCCTTTACCTGATAAAATATTTATTAATGGAAAAAATGATGATTTTAATTTTACAATACGATTTTTTCTTTTAGCATTGTCTTGTGTTTCTAATACATTTAAAACAAAAGCTTCCTCAAGTTGAGTAGCAGTTGATTTTTTGTATTGATCAGTTTTAGCGTCTATTTCTTTTTTTAAACTTTTTGGCTGTGACTGATTAGTAAGCATATCTTTTTCTTTTTGAGACAAAGACATGTTGTCACCCGTAGCAGGGTCAACCCAGTATTGAAAGTTTTTATTATAATCTTTTAAAGCATCACCAGCCTCCTTAGATAATTTATTTAGCTCCTCTGAGGCTTTAGCGGCTTCTAAAGTAGTACCGTTATTTTTTATATCTCTTAGCTTTTTTGCACGAGAATTCATATCAGCTATGTTTTTTTGTTGGGGTGAAAGACTCTCTGAGTAGTCTTTTACACCTAACTCTACTGTAGCTGTGTATCTTTTATTATCACGCAGGTCTTGAATTACATTGCTTCTTGCTGCGTCTATTTTCTGTTTTTCTTTTTGTAGTTCAGTATCTATTCTTGCGTTCACAATAGTATTTATGGTGCTTTCTGCAGGAGCAGGCTGACTAGGATTTAGTCTATAATAACTATCTGTAATTTTATCTGTTAAAGCATTTCTCCATTCAGGATTTTTATTTAACTCCGTCATGCTTTGTCCTTCAATAGGATCTTTAAAAACTACCCCTTCCTCTAGTTGGTAAGGAATGTTTGTATTAAAGATAGCATCAACAGAAGAATTAAAGTCATTAGCTATTTGTTTACCCTCAGGTGTAGCTAAATTTTTTTCAATTTCAATTTCATCATTTAGGTCTGCAATTATTTGACCTTTCATTGTTGTCCTAAAAGTCTTTGCTTTTTCTAATTTTTGTTCTAGCTCAATTAATTTTTTGCTTTTAGGCTTAGGATCTAGTGATTCCGAAGGAGTATCTACCGAAGGTGATTCCGTAAAACCTGCTTGTGATGCTGTCATTGGTTGCTGCACTACATCCGCATCCGCTGGAGTGCTTGTTGGAAAATCCTGCACTTCGTCTTTCTTTTCCTGCTCTACAACCGAACCCTCTTCATCTAAAACACCTATCAAAACAGCATTACTAAATTTATTTAAAAACTCTTGTTCTTTAGCATCAGATACATCATAAGGATTACCGTCAACTTCATATCTTTTTACTGGCATATTTTATTTAATTTTATTAGTTATAATCCTGGTTAACTTCATTACCTTTTAGACCTTTTTTCATCTTGTCTCTTTTAGTTTTCTCTAAACCAGGGTATATAAGATCCACAAACGTTTCTATTTTTTGGTCATACGTTCCAATGTTTAGAGGTATGATTTCTAATGTTTTTCCTGATTTTTTTACATATCCCACAGTATTTAAATCTAGATTACCATAATTCTCATTCCATGCAGCCTCACCATCTTCTAAAATGTAGTCAGCTTTCAGTTGCTGCATTGCTTTCACTTTTCCTTCTGCTTCTTTCCGATATCTATTAATTACATCCACAAAAGCTCCTTGTTCATCCATGGTAAACTTTCTGTTTCCTATTTCTTTTAGTGGAGTTTTCATTAATTCACTCATATCAGTCATAGCAGTATCTGCCATTTCAAATTGATCATTATACTTTATCTGTGCTGCTGTTAGTTTTTTAGTTGGGGTTGGCTTATCTCTTACTTTGTCAAGTATTTTAGGATCTTTACCTAAGCCTCTGTCATCAATTAATTTTTTAGCATAAGCTATTTTAATTCTCTCAAGTTGAGGGTCGCTTACATTACCGTTTTTATCTAAATCCCATGTAGCTTTTTCTGGATCTATAATATTACCTACTTCTCCACTAATTCCCCAAATTCCTCCTGGAATTTTAATCTGCTCCATGTAACCAAGCATCTTATTATTACTTAATCTAATTGCATCCTGAGCGCTTAATCCTTCTATATAAGCATCAGATTGAGCTCTAACATCAGCAATTAACTGATCCATATTAGTGTATTGTGATTTAGTTGTTATCCCAGTTTCTTTGTTATACTCACTTACAGTTTTTTGATTTTTAAAGTAGTCTTCATTTTTTTTCTTGATAGCTATTTCTATCTCCTCCATATTTTTAGTAGGGTTTACTATTATAGGGAGCTCTGAAGTATTATTAGCGTTAGTACCAACAACCTCATCAAATTCGTTATATGAAGTTACAATAGTCTTTAAACCACCTGTTTTAGGATTCCAATCAAATGAACCTATAGATTTACCAGGAGTAGCGCCAACTCTACCTGCTATATTAATTCTTTTAAAAATTTTAGGGTCAGCAAACTTGTCTAGCCCATCGTACTGACCAACGCCAGCTTGAAAAGCGCTGTTGTATTCTTCAAAAATTGCTTGATCTTCAACTGCTTGTTGTTTTATTTGAGTACCCATTAAAGCTAACGATGACATTTCTTGAGCGTCTTGAATAGAAAACTTTAAGGGATCTTTAATTGATTTTGTAAATAATTCTTGGTATCTAGCAACTCCTTCTCTTATAGCAGGTGCCCAATCGGTACCACTGTTAAGAATATCTGCAGCGTTAGCGCTGTTAGCCACTTTAGCAACACCTTTAATTATTTGTTGTTGCTCAGCTATATTTTCTTTTTCACGCTGCCTGTACTTAGCTTGAATTGTCTTTATAGCCCCTGTAGCCGCTCCTGTAACTTGTTTAAGCATATTTTGAATATGCTGTCCTGACTGTGTGTCTACGATTTGTTGTGGATTTCTATAACTCATGTTTTAATTTTTTAATTTGAACCTGTGCCTAAGTTAGAAAAATCTATAAACGTTTTCCCATTTGCGCTAGTAGCGCCTGAGCCGCTAAAAGCACCAGAAGAAAGCCCTGCTCCGACAATAGACGTTAAACCTCCAATTGCACCTGTAAGAGCACCTGTTCTATCTGATTGCGCTTGCATCTCTCTAGCTTGAGCCCCTGCTAGTTGAGCAGAAACCCTATCTAGCTGTTGCATTTCTCTATTTTCTTGAGTTTGAAAAGCAAATTGTCTACCTTGCATTTCCATACCTTGTATTCTACCACCTTCTCTAATTTGTATACCTTGCACTCTTTGTTGTTCAGCTAGCTTTTGTTGCTGTAATTGTTGTTCGCCTTGCGCTCTTAATCTTTCATTTTGAGCTTCTTGTTGTTCTATATTAGCTGCTACGCCTTTTTTACTTTGCAACGCTGCCTGAGCTAAAGCAGTTGCTCCACCGGCACCTGCTCCTGTAGCCCTTATGGTATCCAGCGTATTAGCAAGTGATATATCAGCTTGCTCTATCTGTATTTCAGCAGCCTTTGTAGCTACTCCTAAATTAGCTAGATTATTAGTTAATTGACCGCTTAGATCTTGAGCTAACCCACTTAAATTTGTAGCCCCACTTGCAGGGTTAATTATGTCTTGCCTGTTATTTTCTAAATAACCTAATCTTCTTTGCAGCCTAGCTTTTTCTCTTCTTGCTGCTCGCTCTCTTTTTTTTGCTGCACCAGCTCCAAAAATACCACCTACAACATTAAGTACAGCGCCGCCAATAGCAACACCTGCGGATAAACCGAAGTCCGCCATTTTAACATTTCCTTGCCCAAAGAAAAATATTTCTAAAAATTCTATCATATTGTTTTGTTTTATTATCTTCCGTAAATTGACCCTACTGCAAATAGTTCTTTTAATCCACCTGGATCGGTAGTTGTGTCAGTTTTCATAGTTACTGTAGCATAGTAAGCTTTTATACCTGTACTACTAGGTCCCATTATTACTTGACCAGCTATAGGGGTAGGTGAATTGTTTGGTATTGATGCTACATATCTATTTTGTTTTCTGTCAAACCCCGCTCTGTATTGAACATTACCATCTAAATAAGCACCTTCGTCGTAGCTATATATTTTAGTATAAGCGTTAGGAGTTGGTGGATCTGTAACATCTACTGTTGCTTGATTAATATTGTTGATCCAGTTACCGTTTAATTCATCAGCTCCAGTTTCATCAGAAACTAAAGATATAACTTCCCAACCATTACTACCTTCGTAATTAATTGTTTTGAAAGTCTTCATAGAGGTAGGCTCTGGATTTAAAACAAACTTTATAAAAGCATCATTATTTACTCCATAGAATTGACCCCTTGGTATAGGGTTATTACTATTATCAGTTAATGAGTAGTGCTTATATACAGAATCTAAATTAGTTGTATAAAACTCTCCTTGAGAACCAAACATAAAACTAGGCTTATATGTATAAAAGCTACTCCATCCATTTATATTTTCACTGAATGACAATGTTTTATAGTCTCCATTTGATTGCTGTAAAGATACCGTGTAGCTTTTATTGTATATATCATAACCACCTATTATATTACCTGTTGATGAAACCAAACTAGATTGATCTCTAAAAAAATCAACCATGCCATAGTTTGATATTTCGGTTATTCCATTCATAGATAATCTAAGTACAGCGTTCCTATTTCTGTCAACAAAATACTTTTGATAACCATAGACAGCAAAAGACTCAGGGTTTGTAGATATACCAAATTCACCTGCATAAGCTATTATTTGCCCTATAACTAATTTAGCAGATGTTGTTATCGCACCACCTTCAGCAGAGTATATAGCGTCTTTATCTATTAAAGCTCTATTTACTTTTCTTTCTTGGAATATAATTAAGTTAGTATCTTCAGCATAAAGCTTTTGTATACTACCATTGATAGGGTCTACGCTTCTAGTTATTTCTTCAGCAACGCTAAACTCATTAGTTCTATTTATACCTGTTCTTGAATTTAATACACCTGAATATATTAATGAATTCGAAAGTCTTGATTGATCGTCATTGTCCTCAACTAGATAAGCCTTGACTCCGTAGTCGGTAGATGTATTGTTGTAGCCTCCTCTAATTCTAGATTCCTCAATATACCAATCTTGATCTACATCTGCTACTTGAGGAGCATCCCACGACAATGATGTAATAGACGGATCTACCAAATCTTCATAAGGTACATCTGATATCTTTTTAACCGCATAAGCGTTAAAGTAAGGTACTTCAAGTGTTATAGACATATTATATTTATTACTTGTTTTTTAATTTTATTACGGTCCACAGCTGCTACCTGGACCTTGCAAATATACAGCGTCGCCAAAATCAATCCAAAAAAGACCAGCGGTAGGAGAACCACTAACACAATCAGTTCCGGTCATTTTACCTGTAATTACCCTATATTCACCAGGCGTATCAAATTCCCATTCCTGTTCCCTAAAAGGAAGACCAGTATTGTCAATTGATATTCTCTCGTAGCCAAGAGGAGAACCAAAAGTATTACCATTTGCCAACTGAGCAGTACCCCAAGAAGAGCTACTAGTTGCCCTGTATTGAACTAAATAATCAACATATATATCAGCAGTTAAAGTAATTTCTCTTTGTAAGTGAGGCTTTATATACATCTTGCCTTGCGTTAAAGCGCCTGTTGTTTTCGGGGTAGAAGTAGATTGGAATCTAGCATTATATATTTCCGTAGGGGGATATACTGTATTAAACGGTGTTCCTGCGTAAGTACCACTAACTTGCTGGCTACCTCCAAAATCTAAAAATTGATATTCTATATTTTCACCACATTCAATAGTACTATTGCCTAAAATCGTTTGTCTTCCCTCACATATAGTTTCCGGAACTGGATCTATACCAACAGTAAATTCAATTACACATGTATTCGATAACCCAAACCCATTAGCGTCTGTAACTTTAACAGTTATGCTATACGCATCCTCGTTAACCAAAGTACCTGAGTTTGCCGTTAAAGCACCTGAAGAGCTTATACTAAATCCATTTAATATGGCTTGAGAGTTGCTAGAGTCTAATTCAAAAATTAACTGACTTTCTTCATTACCTCCACCGTTATTGCTTCCGTTTTCAGCTTCAAAGTTGTAAATATCAGTAGTTCCTTCAGTTATACCTGTTAAAGCAAGAGGGCTACTTGCAGGTAAAGTGAAAGAGGGTTGAATATTAGTAAGCGTTGCGGTATATGTTGTATTATCAGTGTATACTTCTCCAGGATTTGGTTCATATACTGTTTGAAAGGTAAAATAATATACATCATTCGAAGGATTACTAGCCGAGCTTTCACTGTACCAGAAATATACTCCGGCTGCTGTTTTTAATTGGTACTGAGCAGATATATTTGACCAGACTAATTGAAATTGATTAGCTATATTGTTATTTTGACCAACATCACTAGCTCTATAAGCTGATAATATAGCAGGCGGCGAAGTAAACAAAGCATTTAATTGTATAGGATTTCCAGACCCATCTTTCCATATTATATTGCCGCCTATTTGATTTTGTGGAGGAATACTTTCTGGAAAAAAAGCTAAGGTATCTCCATCAATACCTATAATTCCTGCGTATTGACTATTTATTATTTCATTCAAAACATTAACTTTGCCCTGAAGCGATGTTTCGTAAAACAACTCTAAAACAGACTCAAATGGCTTTGTTTCTGCTATAGATAAAAATGGTTGCATACTTATTATAGACCCTGCAGGTGATGTTCTATCTCTATCCGTTGTGTAAGCACCTACCGGGCCAGGATTACCATCTCTTATGTCAAATTTTGGTGTTTTTCCGTTTTGAACAGTACTTATTTGTAATATAAAAGGATTAGAATCCGAATCGTATAATGGCTGTAATTTAGGAGCATCTCCCCATGGAATACTACCAACAAATGCAGTAGTTGAAGTGGAACCACTACCACCAGAATTGTTTACAGTAATAGTATCGACTGCACCGTATTCTCCTTCAAGTGCACTTGGGACAAAAGGAATAGCCGAAATTTCTAAATCTCTAACTGTAGATATAGTAGTTACTCTTTGTCTTAATAAACCTGGATAATATTGTTTATTCCAAGGTGTAAATTTTTGAGGAGATCCATAAGGCCTGTTGTTTGGATTTAGATTTGTATTTATAGCCGGATTATTTACTCTTATAAAAAGGGATTCACTACTACTGAATTCTCTATCGTTAGGTCCTACTTCGTTTAAATCTCTAGGCACTTTATTTATATTGTCGCTAAGCAATACAGAAAAGGATGTTATATCTTTTTCAGTTGAATTGAGTATAGGATAACCGTTTACAAAACCTGGTAAGTATACGTTGTAGTATTCTTGCTCTTGCTGTTTAACAACTATTTTATATGAATACCAACCTAAGGGATTATAATTTTCATCGCTAGCATCGCCGTTGTATACACCGGGTTGCCCTCCTGTATTTTCAGTACCTATAGCGGTATCTAGTGTAATACTTAAAGCATCACCTAACCAATCTATAACTTTAGAATTATTTTCTTGTTGAGCATACGTTTTGTATGGTGCATATACAGTTGACCCACCCTCTTTATTCTCATTGTAGTCAAAAGAAGATAATATAACGTTTGATTGCCTACCGTATCTATCAACCAATATAAAACCTACTTGATAAGTTCTGTTTTGCTTTAAGGTATGAGCCGGATATTCTACAGTATTAGTACTGTACGCATCTCTATCTTTTACTATAGCAGCGTATGGTATACTAGGTGGGCTTGAATGCTTATCTATATAATTTCCATACACAACTCTATTACCTATAATTTCTTGAGATAGTGCTTTTATAGGTACTTTATCATATACTCTAGTAACATCGTCATTAGGTAGTGTTTTATATGGTTTACTAGAAGCATAGTTGTAAGGATAATAATAAGTATCATTGTCTCCATGAACAGGGTCAAACCAGTCTATATATTCTAAAGTAGTTGATTTATTAGGTAAGTTTATTATATCTATAGTATTCAAAACTTTTACAGCTAAAGCGTCAGATTCTTTATAAAGTATATCTATATCTTTTATTAAAAGATTATCTATATTCTGCTGTAGTGTACTGTAAGGAAGTGGTATTTTTAATAGTATATTTTGAACATTGTTTTCAAACCATGCAATTATAGTAGACTTATAAGCATTGTTCATGTCTGAAGTTAAAGACTTTTCTCCTCCTCCAAATTTACTAAATTGTTTAGGTATAAATATAGGCTGCGTGAAAGGAGCCATTAGTGAATGCTCATTATCTTCAAATTTAAATCTATAACTAAACCTAACAAATTTATCTTCTAAAAATTTAGAGTTAGAATCTTGTTGAGACCACAGGGGATCGTAGTCTTTATTAACCCCTATCTTAATAAAAGCAGATGGTGGTATTGGTAAATTTATAGGTGCATTAGATAATGTAATCTCCCACCCCAAGGTATCACCTACAAAAGTATTCGCTGATGTTGCCTTTACTATAGAAGTATTATCTGGAAGATAATTAGTGCTTCCTGCTACATCAGTTATCAAAACTAAATCGCCTAATTTAGGTATTATATCTGCCTCTCCTTCGGTAGCTGGTAGATTTACGTTATAAACAGTGGTAGCTCCGGTACCTGTTGTAGTAAAACTTTGCACTCTAGTACCGCCTGAATCGTATTCGTTTGTCTTATTAGTCGCTGTTGATCTTGTTATAGACAATTCTTCACCAATGCTAACGGTCACTGGTCTTGATAAAATTATCGTATTAGCAACACCTCCAGGATCTACTGCTATAACATAAACTCTATTGTCCCATCCACTAGGTACCGTTATTGCTTGCAATGGAAACACTGCATCACCTGGCTTTATATCTGTTGAATCACTTACGGTTATGGTGTCAGATGGTACTGGTGTTGTCACTGTCGATGTAACAACAACTCTATCTATAGTTATAATAGGCTCACAAGGAGCATACTTAGCTACAGATATTTGATCTTCATTTGTATAATGATTAGCATTTTTAGCCAATACTATATTTATTTTACGAGGCTGATTTAAGTTATCCGTAAAAAATAAAAGATCTTCTACTAAGTTGACGCCAATTATTGGAAATGACTGATTAAAATTTAAAAAAGCTCCGGTTACTAGCGTCTCTCTAATATAATTACCAGATAAAGATAATTCGTATATATAATTATTTGAGGAGTTATTGTACGCACCGCTTGCATCATTGTGATCAGTTGCGAAAATAAATATTCTATTGTTAGATTCGTCTACATAAAAACCTATTATAATAGCTGAACTTTCTGTTTGTGATATTAATTTATTACCTAAAATATTCTCAAATTCACCAACGGTAGAGCCTTCAGACCTGCTTAAACACAGGTTAATAGCTTCTCTATATTCACCGTTAGGTAATATACGAGAGTCAAGATCTTGATTCATCTTGCCCTTAAGAAATGTATTTTTAATTTCAGCCATTTAATTTAATGTTTTAACCATTTAGATTTACCTCTCATTACTTGAATTATTTCATCAAGTTTTATATTTGATAATCTTAATTTAGCGTTTCTTAATTTAGCGCTTCTCTCTTGCTTTAATCTTCTAACTATATATTCAGGTTGGTTTATTCTAGAAGCTACGATAGCGTGGCTTATATGAGCATATAGAGCCTCTTCTGCTAACTTAGGAACTCGCGTGTCCATATCATAAGCTAATCCGTCGGATATATACTCTAAAACTATAAGTGCGCCGGCTAAATTACTTGAAAAAGACATTTTACCTTCTCTGCTATTTATAGTAAACCATCCGTTTACTTGAGCGTATTGAGGGTCTAATCCGTAGTTTTGACCTAAAAGCTGTTCATCCCATCCCCAACTATCATATCCTTTATTATACAAATTGTCTTCATTGTTTTGATTTATTAAAGTATCGTTAGCTGATTTCCACCTTCCTTCTGTTATCGAGGTACCTTCTATATTGTCTCCAAAGTTATCTTGAATTGGTGATCCTCTAAAATCCTGTACAGGGTTTTCAAAAGGATTTGTAGTTAGATTGTTAGCTGGATATATAGGTCTTTTAACGCCTAATTTATCTATGCAAGATACTGCTGTATAGTTTACGTAATCCTGCGGTAACGCAAGACTTAACCCAGGAGGTATATTTAGTTCTTGTGATTTAATACTTTTTAGTGTATCATAGCTAAATTCTTGCATTCCACGTTTTGCGTGAAATATTATATCTGTTCTCTTGCAGCTAGGTATTAGCTTACCTGTTCCGACATAAGCTATTTGAAAGTTATTTATTATGTCTTCTAAAGATGTATAACCGTAGCTACCATAGTTTTCTTCAACAGTGTTACCATAAGCATCCCTGTTTCCGTATTCACCGCCGCTTAATTTTTTTAATTGAACAACCACGCTTGTGTTAGCAGCTAAGTTATCGTCAATTGTTATTGTGTTACCCGATACAGAATAAGATGAAGTGTATTCTGTATATGTTAAATCACCTACATTTGAAGTGTATAACTTAAAGTTGTTTAAAGCGTAGTTTGGCTGAATAGGATCATAACTACCTAATACTAGTTCAGTATCAAATGTAGTTGTGAAGGCTTGATCTGTCCCAGCTGCAGATAAAAACTTTTGTACACCTGCGTAATATTGCTGATTATTTTCTGTAATTAAGCCCATGTATTATTAAGATTTTTCGTTTATGTCTTCTTGTTGTATTTTTTGAGATGCAACTTGTATTATAGTAGGGTCTTGTATTATGACTCCTGAGTATAATAATATACCCATAACAACATCAACTTGTTCGGATGGATGCAATTCAAAGTTTACAGAAGAACTAGGATCATATAGATATTGCCCTAAGCTACCAACTGAATATCCCCAGTTTATCATTGTAGGTTGTTTCAAGTAAGATACTTGAACATCAGATGTTATACTTGTTGGATATACACTTATCTTAGTGTCTTCGTATAAAAATACAGGTTGTTTTTTGGTTGGTGCAAGTAATGGTGCTTTCTTTATTTTGTACCATTCGCTTCTTTCTACCATTTGAGCTTCAATAGTGTCGTTGTATATAACGGTACCTAGCCTATAAAAGTTCGGCAATGAAGCAGTTGTGAAGTGATCTACTGAAAAAGTAGGTGTAGCTATTGTTTTAAATATATCTAGTTTTTCTTCTAGGTTTTTAACTCTATTAGCATACTCGTTATCATTTTCCGGTATACGTAATTGTTGATTCAAGTCACTCATATATTTTTCAAATATACCTTGCTGAACTTGATTACCTACTTTATTAAACTCGTCTGGAGTTATATAACCTCTTTGTTGTTGGTTAAGTATTAATAAGACAGTTTTATAAACTAAATCTACATTTATAGCCATTATTTATTTTTTTATTATAATACCAGCCAGCCACGGAAAGTGACCAGCTAATATTAATATTACATGTTATTCTAAGTTTTTCTCTACTGACCTATAAACTTCTACACCTTCGTCGGTTTTAAAGTAAGCTGCCATTGCAGAGTAAGGATTTTCATCAAAAGGTACAGTCATTAATTTTCTACCGTTTGATCCCCAGGTAAATGTTCTTTGATCTTGTGACAATTTAATAATACCCATTTCAGAAGCTTTTATAGCTATGTTTCTTAATTGAACATTATCATCACTTGCTAAATCCATAAATAAATCTGGAGATTTTTTAGCAAATAACATTAAATCTCTTTTTAGTTCTTTAGTTGTCATGCTTGAAACCTTGGATCCTAGTTCTACACGAAGTATTGCTTCAGCGTCATCAATGTCCATTGTTCTAGCTGCGATCATTGCATCTACTTGAACATTTAAATCTTCTAATTCATCATGTGCTATAGCTACCGGATTATGTTCATAATACTTTTTGTTTAATAGCGGATGATATAAAGATAGTAATTTTTGTAGATTTTGTTGTTCTTTTTTAACAAACAAAGCACCATCTTTGAACATAATATGTCCTAGTGTTGATTGTCCTTTTTGTTCGTCTGCAAAAGGAGAGTTTTGATTTGTCGCGTATCTAAGTTCTCTTTGCATCCCTTTTTCTTCATCAAAATATAATAAAGGGTTCTTTCTGCTGTGTCTAGCGGATATAGTGTATGTTAAAGGTGATTGCCCTTTTACGAAATACATTCTGTCTTTAATTTCCCAACTTGGTTTAGTTGGTTCTTGTTCTTTTGGAGCAGTAATTATTTCTTGCTCTTGCACTATTTCTTGCTCTTGTACTTTTTCTTTTTTTGCTACAGGTTTTTTAACTGTAGGCTTTTTTGCATTTGCTGCCATAATATAATATAATTAAATAATTTTTAAAATGATGACATTAGCTAGCTATATATAATAGTAGTAGGCTATTGTCATATAAGAGTAATAATTACCCCTGTCAGTTCAACAAGGGTAACTACTACATAAAATTGATTGCTACTAGCTTGTGAATAACACGAAGTTATTAGCAGCTTGAGTTACTAAACATCTTTCAGATAAGAAGTGAATCTCCATCGCATCTAAATCAGAAGTAGCAGCGCCACCTACAGATCCAGTGATCCAGTTTTTCATTCTTCTATCATCAGCTTGAGAAGCTCTATATCTTACGTGTAAGAAAGGTCTTCTGATGTTAGTTCCTAATATTTGATCGTAAACTGTAGAAGTTCCAGCAGGTACTAATACACCGTCAATAGCGCTTGTTCCAGCACCTCCACGAGTAGAAGCATCGTTTAAGTATTTCCAGTCAGTTTTGTAGAAGTCATAAGAACCTCTTCTGAATCCAGAGAAACCTAAATTTAATGCCATTTCTTCAGAGTTTTCAAATACACCAAAAGAACTACCACCAGCATATACTGAACCAGCACCAACTCCAGCTAACATATCGTCAAAGTCTAAAGAAGTTTGTCTATTCAAGAATAACATGTTTTCTTCAATAGCTCCTTGTGTGTCTAGGTTTGCAAGTATTGCATCAAAGTCAGCTAATCCACTAGCGGCTTCAAATCCATCTAGTACATTTCCACGCTCTTTAATAGCCGCGAAAAGACCTTCAGTACCTTTAACTTTATCATTTAAAGTAGAAGTAGTCGATTTTAATTCACCTTCTACCATAGCCATTTCTAAGTAGTCCTCAAAACGTAATCTTGTTTCAGATTCAGCTTTCAAGTACCATAAGAAACCACCTTGACCAGACTCAGTAGCTACTTCAACCCATCCAATCTGAGCAGTGTCAGATCCATTGATTGCATACTTGTCCTTAATGATAATAGGAGAGTTAGAGTATTGAGTGAAAGAAGGCTCAACAGAAATTCTGTTTTCATCTCCAGTTCCTTTTGCATACTCAGATCCATATACGAAAATCTTAAGTGTTGGCGAACCAGTTACAAAATCGATATCACCTGGATCGGTAAATCCTAAGTTAGCTTGAGTGTATGGTTTTACAGTCAATATACCTGTTGGAGTACCAAGTGATGCTCCAGATGCTGTAACGTAACACTTTAATTCAGCTCCAGTAGCTCCGTTAGTCACTACAATTGTTGAACCTGGTGATACTACATTTTCAACACCTGCTCCTATATTGATGTCTAAAGTATCTACACCTGTCGCATCTACATTATCATAAGAAATGTGTAATCTATTTTGTTCAGACCAAATTATTTGATCAGAAGTCATTGGCATTTCAGCTCCTACCATTCTTAAGAAACCACCTAAGGTTCTGTTTCCATAACGCTCTACTTCAGCTTCATAGATTTCTGGTAAGTACTGTTGTGCAAAGTTGTTTACTGGATCGCCTCCTGCAGCGTCTCCTGTAAAGTTTAAATAATTACCTTCTAGTAATTGTTTTTTCTGTGTTGGAACTAAGCTTCCAAACTGTGGGTCTAAAGCCATAATTTTAATTTTTTTTAGTTAAATTTTTTTGTTTTTATTCTAATTTTAGAAGAATCAGGACCGCTTACTGACTTAATTTTTATTCCATTTACAAACTCACTTGAGCTAGTTTGCCTTGGCTCTGCGCTAGGATTTTTAGAACTACTAACTATTTCTTTAGTAGCATCTGTTCTTCCTTGTTCATAAAAATGATTAATAATCTTGTCGGCATTTGAAGCAATGTAAATAGCTTTGTGATAACCTTTCGTGTCTTTTATATTACCGCTATCGTCAAGAAACTTTCCTACGAAATTGTTAATACTTGATTGGTTTTCTGCAACTTTATTAGGATCTTGTAAACCGTATCTAAACTTTTTTTCACCCACATTGAAGTCAAAACCTTTGAAGTCATTAGTAAAGTAATCATTTGTTTTTGATTTAAAGTCCGAATGCTGTTGCTCAGCTATCTTCTGATCTTCTTGATATCGATTGAAAAAATCTGTTGCTTTTTGTTGTTCCTGAGTAACGCCGGGTCTCAACTTGATTTCGTCGTAATATTTACTCTTGGTTTTTTCCAAAAAGCTTTTAGCTTTTCCAACTTCTTCTTTAAACGCAATTTTCTTTTTGCGTATATCTCTTTCCTCATCTAAGTCCTCGTCGTAATCGTAGTCTTCTAATAGTAGGCTAACGTCATCTGATTCTAGATAAGGTTTTGTTTGTTTATAATATTCTTTTAATAGTGTTTTATCATCAACACTTGAGTAGTCTGCATTTAATCTAACGTAATCTTCTACTGTTCCACCTGTGTCTTCCATAAAAGTAACAAGTTTTTCTATGTTTTCTGGTAACACTCTTTGTTCAGCTGCTGGCTGAATTTGTTGTTCAATAACTTTTTCAGGCTCTTGAGCAGTTTCTTCTTCTACAATTTCTATAATACCATCTTGTGCAGTATCGTTCTGTGTATCGCTAACGACTACAACAGGCTCTTCTTTGACATCTGGTATTACTACCTTAGCAGCTTCTTCAGCTACTGGTTCTTTCACTTCGTCTATGTTAACCTTTATAGGCTCGCTAGATTGATTGCCTAAATTTTTAGGACTTGTTTTCTTGGATTTGATTTTAAAATCCCCTTCTTGTTTTACTTCTGACATAATATAATATAATTAAATAATTGTTTATTAGCTAGGACCGAACTCTTCTATTCCGAATCCACCTAACACATCATTTCCTGATGATTCAAAGTTTTTAGGTAATCCCTCTGTTTGTCTTTGCTGTATTAACTCGGACTGTTGAGATCCCTGCATTTTTATTCTTTTATCTTTTCTATCTTCAATTTCTTTTTCTTTAGCACCATCCGCATTTGCTCTTATTTGAGCTAACTGCATATTGAAATTAAACTCTTCAGCCATTAACTCTCTTTTTATTTGAGCTTCAGTTTGCATTCTTTGTATTTCAAACTGTGACTTGGCTTGTTCTATACTTACTTTCTCTTGAGTAAGTGCTTGTTGTTTTTGCACTTCTGCCATTGCGGCTTTTTCAGACGCTTGAGCATTTGCTTGTGCTTGTGCTTGAATATTAGCTTGTTGTTGTTTTTGTTCTCTTTTTATTTTTTGTTTTTGCCTAAGCTTCAAAAATTGATTAGCTAACTTTATATTTTTTATTTGCCTAATATCAATTGCGTCAGAAAGAGCAATTGATTGTGTTTGTAGAGCTACTTGTATGTTTTGTTCTAACAAAGCTTTTTCCTCCTCTTCTGGTTCTAATTCTAAATAAATACCAAAGTCATGCAGTTGCAAATTCATTAGCTCCTCAAGAGTTTTAGTATTGAATGTGCTGATAGCGTTTGTTAAAGCATTCTCCGTTAAAGGATTTTCTATAACGTCAGCTACTTTTAAACTTATATTTTCGCACGTTCTGACTGTTAAGTATAACAAAGAATCTAATACGTGCTTGGTTGCAATATTAGAAGCGTTAGCTGCCATTTTTTGTAACCCTACTAAAGAATCTTTACTAGGTGCGCTACCATCTCTTGCTTCATTTAACCCGGTTACATCTCTTATCATTTGTAGATAATACTGGTATGTACCTATTAAACTTTGTATTTTTGCTTGACCGCTTGAAGATGATAATTCCTGTACAGGCACTTTACCTCTATTTAATTCACCGTCTTGAGTAAGTGATCTACCTACAACAGAACCTGTTTGAAAGTACATGTTCAATGCTTCAGCTGGATTGTATGTTGTACCGTTGCCTAAGTCAACTTCCGCTAAACCATCCATATCTAAGAATACACCATCTGGTACTATTCTAGACATTACTTGTTGTAGTTTAAGGTGTGTTATTTGAATCATATCAGCAAAGCTAGTAATCTTACTAACTATAGACTCTATACGTCCTTTATACATTCTAGGCGCGGATATACAATAATTCATCATTACTTTTGTAGTATCGGCCGTAGGTCTTGTCATATTTTCTGCTAGCTTCCATTCTAACATAATATTTGTACCTAACACTTTTGCACCAGTATATAAAACTTCTATTGTTCTAGATATTCTTTCAAAGTTATCATTAGCTGGAGGATTAAATGTGTCAGGTTTTTCTAACGTCTTTTCTAATCCTTGATCTGTTTTCTTTATTTTAAATACTTGGTCTGAATATGTTTTGTATTCAAAGTATAAAACTTGAATAGTATTAGCATCGTAATTACCCCAATTAGTTACATACTGGGAATTACCCGGCATATCTTGTATTTTTTCTAACTCAGTTGGTGATATTGATGGAAATTGTTTTTTAAGTTCTGATAAAGATATAGATTTCACCTCGCCTACATAATATACATCTTCAAAGTTTGGATCCTCTGTGTATGAATAAATCATATTAGCAGGATCAACATAATCAGTAACAATTCCTTCTGATTTGTTAAATGATGTTTTAACAGCCCCAATACCTATAGTTGTTAAATCGTGAGCTAAACGTTTTTTTATTTGGTTATATTTGTTAAACTCTAAGACATTGTTTATAACTTCTTCTTCAGCGATTTCAACATTTTGTTTAGCAGTCATCTGTAAGTGTACATCTAACTCTTCTTTATCTTCAGGTAATTGATCTAAGTTTCCCGTAAGAGCCATATTCATACCTAATTCTTGCTGAATGTTTTCAAGCATAGGTCTTGTATTCATATCCTGCTCCACGGCTGCCGCATAATCAGTCCTGCTTTTTACAGAAAAGGGATCTTGAGCAAACGCATTTATATCATATGACTTGTTTGACATTCCGTTTACAACAATATCAACAAACTTTGATATAACCGGTATAGGTTTCCAATCTAAATTAAGATAAGATAAATCACCATTTATAGACAACTCGTCTTTATACTTTTGTATTGATTGCTCCCCTCTTGCATATAACCGTAATGAATGAAAGCTATTCCAATTATTTAAATATCTATTACCGTTACTCCTTCCTTGGTTGAACCATTCCTGTTCAATAGCTCTAGAGACTTGTAAACCGTAATCATAACTAGCTTTTACTTCGTCGCTAACAACCTGGTTAGGAAAAGAACTATCGGTATTTGTTTGTATTTTCATTTATCTTAATATTTTAGACGTAGAACCTCTATTGTCATATCTTTTAATTCCTAAATCGTAAACCTTTTTTTGCACTGGGCTAACCGGTGCATATAAGTTTTTGTTACAAGCCATTATCGCTAAACCAGAACTTATAGAAGCATCATGCTTTGTTCTATTGTTTATATTGAATTTACCCCAGTCTTCTAATGTTCTTTGAAAGTACATATCACCATAACCGGCTTCCGTTCGCCCAACACAAGTTTCTATATATGATTCTATAGCTGCTGCGTGTGCTTGTTTTATATCTTCACTGGAGTTTGGTATACCACCAATTTCTTTTTCAGTTATAGATAATTTGTTTAATCTTTTATCAGGTCTGTTCATTGAAAAGCCTCTATAACCTCTTCTTTTAAAATGATACAGTAATCTAGGTTTATTGTTTTCCGCAAGTATTGGCATACCATAAAATATGCAAGCCATTAATACATCTTCAAAAAATATCTCAGCAGTTTGAGGCCTAGCTATATATTCTAAAAAGAATCTGTTAGGCGGAACATCCTCCATGCTAAACTTAGTTAAACCGTGTAAGGCTCCATTAGAACCTCTCTTATCAACTGTACCTGATATATCATAACTGTCACACCCAAAAGCACCACAGTGTTCGTTACCTGGATATTTTGTATTACCTTTTACTATAACTCTATTTTGCATTTGTACAGGTGGTACCCAACTAATGTTAAATCTACCGTTTTTGTTTGGCACAAATATAACCTTAGTATCTTTAACACCGTTTTCCCACATAAAACTTCCAGTGGTTATTATCGATGTATTCCTAAGGTCTTCGTTATAATCTATTTGTTCGTATATCTTTGTTAAGTTAAACAGAGATTGCTTTGCTTCATCTCTAAAAGCGTGTTGCTCTGTTCTTGGAAACTGACGGTAGTATTCGTTTAAACCATCTTGATCTCCTTTTAATCCTTCAACTTCATTGTTCCAGTATTCAATTACACCTTGCTTTATAGGCGATCCGTCAGGTCCTTCAGCTGGTTTTTTTGGCGTTTCAAATACAGGAAATCCATAAGAATCAATGTAGCCTTCGTAGTTCCATTCCATAGGAATGAACAAGCTATAGAGTCCCGAACGAGTCTGTCCATTTGCATTTCTTTTTGTTGCGTCGGAGTCATAATATAGTTTTTTAAAGTTCTCACCACCCTTATCTAAAGCATTTGATGTTGAACCCATCATACACTTACCTATAATTTTTGAACCTAATCTCAAACAGGTTTTTGTAACCCTCCAGTTATTTAATATGTTTGTAGGTCTTTCCCATTTACCACTTTCATCGTGAACTAATAGTTTTAATTTTTCACCGTCGTACGAGTTGTCCCCGGTGTTCTTCCAGTCGATCGTGGTATCGAGACCGGTAATCTCTTGGATCTTTTCGTTCGTATCAAGCTTTTTTCTCGTAAATTTGGACGCCGGGACTCTATAGGCGAGTTCTGTTTTTGGCCTATCCATACCGTCCTGGATTGGTTTGAAGAAGAACGGGTAATTAACCGAGATGGGTACAACTTTATCTGTGAACATCTTCTTTGCATCTGGACCAGACTTTGATAAAATGCCGAATCTGGAGTCTGTTGATATTGTAGCTTGATTAACCGTTTCGCCTGAGGCCATGAAAGAAAACCCTGACCGTCTGTTCTTAAGATAGCACATTCCGTAACAACGAACATCTGATTTACAAGCTTCCCAGAATATAAAGAATAATCTGTTTGATTCCCTAAAGTCTGCTGCCCCAACATCAATCTTGGACCACTGCAAGTACATGTAGTGAGTACCAGTAATATAAGAAGGCTTGTCTTTATTAAAAAACCAAAAACCTTCTTCACGCCTTTTAAATTCTGTATCAATATAGTCATACCACTTTTCTTTAAATTGTGAAGGGTATTCATCCCAATCAAATACCGATTTTATTTTTGAAAGCTCTTTTGGGTATCCCATGTGTTTCCACTTGTCTCCTTCAAATTTAACAACATCATCTTTTTTTGGCAATGCTATTTTTACTCCTTGTATTTCGTAAATCTCTCCTATCTGTCCAGTTCTACTAATTACAACTACATCATGTTCTTCGTTATAGCCGTACTCCCATTTCTTATACCTGTTTAACCTTTTTAATATCTTAGGTTTAATATAGTCTTTTAATACTGCTACTAAGGTTTGTTCGTACATTATCTAGATCTTCCTTCTGCAAAACCCCTAAAAGCTTTTTCTTCCTTAGCTTCTTTTGGGTTTTCATTTAATCTTTCATCTTCCTCTTCTATTCTAGCAAGTATTTCAAAAGCATCGAATATAGCTAATTTTTTAGTTGCGGCAGCATTTTTAAGTCTGTCAGCTGATAAATCATCTTCTGAGTCAACGATCTTTTCTTCTGCCACTTTAATTAACTCCTTAACTGCTTTTTGCCCAGCTAGGATTATACTCTTCTTGGTATCTTTTGTGTTCATACTTAATTACAATATCATTAGATTTCATACAATAAACTCTTTGATCATCTATTATAAAATCCCATTCACGACCAGGCGTAAACCCTACCGTGTCTCCTGGATTGATATTAAGCGCTTTTAAAGAACTATTACCTATTTTTAATATACCAATAAGTTCTTGTTCTTTTTGTGATCTTAAAGTGTCCTTGTTTTTTAAAGGCATTACAAAACATCTGTCTCCAAATGATTTCCAATCCCCTGTATTTTTATACAAATATATTTGATCTGCTGAACAAAAGTGTAAGTCATCTTTAAAATGAGATCTACTTCTCTTCTTATTACCTCGGATATCATAAAAAACTCTAAATACATTATGATGTATTATTATGATGTCTCCTTTTTTTATACTTGTTTTAAAAGCTTTTGGCGTTTCAACTACTATAGCTAAATTGTTTACAGACTTAAAGTCTTCAATTTTAGTATTTAGTATTAATGTAACGTTGCCTAGCTTTATTTTGTTATCGTATCTATCGCCAATAGGCTTGACAATAAAATCGTATAGACTTCTCATTTAATATTCTAAATCATACTCAACGGATATTGCCATGTTAGAGTTAAACTTCTTCCATGGCATCACCTCATTTCCTTTCTTTATGTAAATACTGTAAGAATTAGATTGCGTATCGTGTAATATGCAATCTATAGTATGCCCACCATAAACGCCTTGCCCTACTGAATAGTGCATAGCGTCATTCTTATAGTCAGAACCTATACTTATTTTTCTTACAACAGAGCTCATTATTCTGCTATTTCAAGAGTTTTTGTTTCTACTTGCTTAGCCTGTTCATAAGTACCATCAACCAAGTTTACAGTAATGTCACCATATTCTTTTCTGATTGAAGCTTTGATACCGTCTAATTCTTTTGCAGCTTCAAAATGTGCTGCTAGGTATTCTGCTTTTCTTGCCTCTAAAAATCCTACCTCTGTAAGTATAGAATTCATTTTTCCTGTTGCGTCTTTAATAGACTTTAATTGTTCGTTTGTTAATTTTCCCATTTTATTTAATTTAATTTATACCTATATAATCACCTACGCTTAGGTTATTTTACATTTTATTTTTTTTATTTATATTATGCAAAATAAAGTTTGTGTTTTTTTAATTTATTTTCTACTAGCTTTTCAATATGTTCTTCTCTTTTTGATGTAGATATTAAATGTGTATAACCATATTTCGCAGCATCTTCATCACTAATCCAATCTTGCGATGAAATAGTTTCAACTTTAAAATTATAATATTTACATAAATTATATATTAAAAATTGTTCAAAAAATATAGGTTTTAAATGTCCGTGGCATTTATTTTTTTTGATGTAATCTATCGCTAAATTGTACCATTTATCTAATATAGATAAATCATTAAAACATATTATACCACAGTTATACGCCCTTAATTTATCTAAATCACAATATTTATTTAATTTATAATTATTTATTTTTGCATCATCCATTAATGGTCTATAAAATCCATTGAAATTTCCATCTGATTCTATACTCTGAAAACAAGCTGGGGCATTTAATAATTTAATTGGTGGTTTTTTAAACCAAATAACATCAAAATCCTGGTGCATAAAAGGTTCATCTTGAATTTTACAAGCGTATAACTTTCCTATTGACCAATTCTCTTTTGGTATGTTATTTAAACAATCAAGCTCAACCTTAACGTCTGTAAATGGCAAATTTAACTCTTCAATTAAAAATTTATAACCTTCTTTATCTGTAACAAGTTCTACTTTATCAAACCATTTTTTGCTATTTAAAACAGATAACTCAGCGCAATTTGCAAATGATTGCTTAGAGTTAAATCCAACAAATTTATCATTCATTGGCTTTGACCATTGACTATAAACTACTTTGTTCATTGATTCAAATTATTTAATCCTATACCAGAGCCACTATAATAACTTTGTTCTTTTATTGTTTTTTTATTAATTGAAAATATTAATTTTAAAAACCTACACACAAGATTAATTAATATGTTTTTTATTCTATTCATCTTTGAATATATTATTTATTTTTAATATCAAAAATTTGGTTTAGGCAAAGTCCAAGAAGTTGCATTAGAACTAAAATCAATAAATCTAGTAGTCACATTACTCACATCCCAAGAACTTAAATCTTGATTAAAAGAAGTTGCGTATAAAAACATTTCATTCATACGAGTTACACTACTAACATCCCAAGAACTAATATCTTGATTAAAAGATGTTGCGTATGAAAACATATTTTCCGTATCTGTAACATTACTTACATCCCAAGAACTAATATCTTGATTAAAAGAAAAAGCTCCGTTAAACATACCTCTCGTCGTAGTCACATTACTCAAATTCCAAGAATTAATATCTTGATTGAAATTACTGGCATAAGCAAACATCTCATACATATAAATCACACTACTCACATCCCAAGAACCAATATCTTGATTGAAAGTGTTCGCAGACATAAACATATCACCCATATTAGTCACGCTACTAACATCCCAAGAACTAATATCTTGATTAAAAGCTCGTGCTGTTTTAAACATCTGATACATACTAGTTACATTACTCACATCCCAACTACTTATATCTTGATTAAAAGAATAAGCTGTTCTAAACATAGAATTCATAATAATCACACTACTAACATCCCAAGAACTTATATCTTGATTAAAATACACTGCCCTATAGAACATTTCCCCCATATCAGTAACATTACTTACATCCCAATTACTAATATCTGAATTAAAATTAGTTTGAAAAAACAACCTATACATATTAGTTACATTACTCACGTCCCATAGCTCTACATCTTCAAGTAGTCCATTTTCGTAATCTAAAATAGCCTGTCTAATATTGCTATTATTTAAAATAGGTAAACCTTCGTTATTAAGTTCCAGATTGCTTTCACCAATACCAGTATTACCATTACTACTTGTATAATAATAGCTAGCTGATTTACCAGCAATCCTATTAGCCGCTGTAGCAGCATTAGATGCGCTAACGCCTATACCTATACCTAGACTAAGCCCCATATTATTTTACAGCTATAATATCCGATACAGTAGTGTTAGCTCCTGATATGATAGAGCTTACTATAACAGGTAAAAAAGATCCATTAGGTATGTTTTTAAACACCACTGAAGATGAGCTACCTACAAGAACTACTTCTATGTCACCACCTGTTCCAATATAAAGCGCACTGCTCTCTACATTTGTTGTACCAACTATTACAGTTTCTGCTGAGGTGGCGAAATCTGGTTGATTTGCGTATTGTCCCATTTTTTATTTTTTATTTATTTTTATTGAATAGTGGCCCTAATTTGTCCACAATTTTTTCACCACTTCTACCTATTACATAACCTCCAATACCTATTTCTAGCAATTGCCAGAATTGAGGCTCTAATGTAGGTGTTACTAAATGTACAGATAACTGTGATATGAATTTTGTATATATTATTATAAAACCAAACGAAAGCATTAGTATAGGTCTCCAGCTTCTTTGCAGCCAATTACCTTTAGCTTCTGCTACAATAATCTCAGTCTGCATTTTCTGCAGCTCTAGTTGAGCATCTTGTAGTACTTTGAATATTTCATTCCTAGCATTCAATCTTTCTTCTTCGCTGGTAAATAGGTTGTCAACCACATCGCCAACTTGCTTAAAGACCTTAGTACTGAAAAATTCTAATATTTTCTTCATTACTTTCTTTCAAAAATATTACCAGCGCTATCGTAGTCGTATTTTATTTTTTGTGGGTTAATTGGAGCTGTATATCCTCTACCTATCGATCGTGAGTATCTTTGTGCGTCTCTTCTAGAGGTTTTATAAACCGTAGATCTATTTCCTTTTCTACTAAGAACAGCACCTGTTTCTGGATTTATAGCAACAACCTTATGGCCTACTCCGAACTTATCTCCTATTTTTACAGATCTAGTATCTAAATCACGTTGCTTATGCTCTGCTTTTATCTTTTTTTGAGCCTTAGCGTTAATGGTATTAAACGCTTCTGCTTCAACACTATTACCTTTCATTTTATCGGCATCACCAAGAGGCTGGTAGCCTGGTAAGCTAGGTTTTTTACTAGATTTAGTTGCTTTAGGATTACTAGGTCCAGTGGGATCATCACTAGTTAGGTATATAGGCCCTGTCTTGTAAAAAGGTGGTTTTGATTCGTTTTTTAATTTTGCCATTTTTTAGTTTGTTTATGAATTTTTATATGCCTCAGCTTCCCAAGGTAAGTTTTTAGCTCCTTCTTTCATTTGAGCTCTTGAATATTTTTTACCTTTCCAATACACATTATTATCGTCGTAATCTAAATCGCCACGCTTCATTTGGCATATATGCACCATTTCGTGTTTTATAACACTGTTTAATTTAGTCGGGGATAAATTGTCGTTTACAATAATAGTACCATTATTATTAGCTTTTCCTAAAACTCCGTCTTCCATATTTACGCTATAAATAGGTGTGTTATCTATAGCGTATGGAGGATTTTGTAATTTAAAAGCCATTAACTTACTTTTTACAGTGCTTAGACATCCAAGAACCTTTCATAGCTAATGGAGATTTACCTAATTGAGACCCATATCCTTTGTTAAGGTTTTTAATAGCGGATCCTTTTTCTGCAATAGGATTGTCTTTAATTAAGTTTTTCTTTTCTTGCTTGTTGTAATTTTTCATTTTTATATATTTATTATTAACAATTCCATCTTCTTCTAGCAGCTCTTCCTCTTTCAGAAGTCCAGCCTTTTGATCTAGCACAGAATGATTTTCTTCTTTTAGCAGCTTTACTTCCTTTCTTTAATTTAGATGGAGGTGTTGTTACAGCTGTTTGCAATTTACTACCAGGATTATCTCTTTTGTATTTTTTAACCCCCTTTTCAGACATACCGCCACCCGCAGCTGCTCCTGTACCAGTCTTGTTTGCTTTGTTGTAATATCCTTTAGATTTCTTTCTAGAAGGTGCTTTTCCTTTTTCAGCTTTTCTATTAGCACGCCTTTCTTCACGAAACTCTTTTCTTTCTGTTCTAGCAGCGCTTTTTTTCTTCTTCTTTAAAAAAGGGCTTGATGGTTGTGTAAATGCCATATCCTACGATTTTAATTTTACCCACTTAGATAGCGTGTAACCTATTGTCACTAATAATAATAATATTTTTAAATATATTTCTATACTAGTCATAGTTACTGCCATTGTAGCGAGATTTATTGCGTATAATTTTATATCCTGGGCTAGCATAAATATACTATTTAACTCGTTGAGTAATAGGTCCTTTTAAAGAGCTACACCCACAATGTGCTTTTGAAATTTCCATTCCTTTGCAACCTGAACTAGATCCATAACCTTTTGGTAACGCGTCTAAATCTAATGGACCGTCCCATATAGCGTTTTGTCCTGATGCTTTTTTATTAATGTTATCCATATCTTTATTTTTAAGTTTATTTTTTATATCCTTCAACTCTAGCTTTTATAACGTCGGCTCTAGTAATTTCACCATCCCCATTTTGATCTTCAAAATATAAAGGTGTTATTTCTCTTTGAGGCATACTCTTAGCTCTTTGATCTGGTGTACCAAATACATACTGAGCGTTTGCAGCTTGATTTGGATTAAATACAGGTTTAGCATTACCCATTTCATTTGAAGGTACAGGTACTCCTGGATTTTGTAATATCGGTTGACCCAATAAGTTTTCATCTTGTTTTATCATTGTTGACGTTTTTTATAGATACACTTAATACTTTATCTGTATAAGTATCTCCTTTCATTATTCTGTTTCTACTACTCGTAGGTATATCATCTTGACCTAGCATGATCCTATAAATTCTATTTATAAGTTGCTTGCCTTTAAATGATACTTTATATATATGATACTTTTGAGTAGTTCTATTTCTTTTTCGCCAAACAGAGATCCAGTCTTCTTTCAATAACTTATTCCATCTTCTATTATTCCAACTGTATGAAAACGTACCTGTTTTAAAGTCTTGTTTAGTAAACATGTCTAAGCAATCTAAATAAATCAATAACTCTAGATCAGCGTCATTTAAGTCATTATTTCTACATGCCCATTTTCGTATGATTCTGTAGTGTTTTAATAACCCTAATTTTTTAACATCACTAGCATCTATTCTCATAAAACTACAACTATGTCTTGCATTTTTATAACTTGATACGGATCACCTTCTATTTCTATTGTGTGACCAGCGTGTCTATCGTAGTAAATTAAATCACCCTCGTTTAGACCTGCTTTGGTTGCTTCTTCTCCGGGAGATATTA